AAAAATGAAGTGAAATCTTCGGCAATTTGTAGAAAATTAATTTCTCACCCTGATTCTAAATTTTTAATCGCTCCGCTATCTCATAAAAGATATATAAAAAACGACCCTTTAGGTATGTTTATTGTTTTATCTGATAATCGAATAAATATTATTAATCACGTATATAATTACGACGTTAATGTAAGTTCAACTATTTCTGATAAATTAGACACTATGTTTGATAATAAAGTTGAGTCTTTACGATTATCTTTTGAACTTGAAATGAAAAGTCAAATTAAACACTCCTTAACTACGATACTTGAAAAACTTATTTAGTTAATTCTTCTTTTATTACTTTTAAAATTAAACCTCTTAATGACTCATTTTGAGGTTTTTTTATTGGGATTTTAATTGATTTTTTTTTACGTCCATTCCACACCGATTCTGATTCTTTGATTGGATTACCACTTAAGGTGGGGTTAAGTGCCGAACCCTCATCATCATTCTGACCTCGATAACTTTGTTTTTGTTTCATCAACAAGTGAGACATTTTTTTAGTTTTAGACTCTATCTCTTTTCTTTTTTCAGGTGTTTCATTAAAATCTCCGTCCGCCTCTTCATACGCTAATTCGGCATTTGTATAGTGGTAAACATCATTAGTAAATGGACTCAATTGTTTTTTTTCCCATATTTGAGGGGCTAAAACAATTGGTGTTTTATAATGTCCGGAACTTCCGGAACCTGTAGCTTCACTAATAATATTTTTTTTCATATATTTCACTTAACAATAAATATACAATTAAAGAATAATGGAACAAGAAAGACAACCACTAGGATTATTATTTGATAGTGTGGGGTATAACTCACCAGACGACATTGATAGATTAACTGATGAGATGACAACAGACCAATCTTTTTATATACTTACACAGGCATTATCATATGTTCATAGTACTCGGTTATTTACAATGCAAGAAACAGAATTGGTTTCTAAATCATTAAGAATTCTACATAAAGTAATGTTAAATCGAGATAATCAAACTGAAACAACAGAATAAAAAAATTGGGGGTTATATTATTTTAGATATGCAAAAGAATTCCAATAATCATATTTAACATTATAACCATTAAATTCCAACCAATTAAAAAGTTTATCAATCCTATCTGTATTGCCTATTCTTTCTTTGGATAAATGGATAGTTTCAAAAACAATTAATTTTGGTTTATTAACTTTAGTAAAATCTAATGACATAATAATTTCGTCATCAATCGATTCAGTGTCCAAATGCAACCAATCTAAAGTGTGTTGTAAATTTTCTTGTATAATTAAATCATTAACACCAACCGATGTCATATTAACAATTTTAACTTCTTCATCATCCTGAATGTGACTTTTATAATGTGATTCACTTAATGTATTTGCACCTCCTAATCCAAACTCATAAAATTTAACATCTCCTCCATTACCGGTTATAACATTATTTCTAAATAAAACATTATCAAAATTTAAATAATTTTGAGTCAATTCATCAAATTGTTTTTTAGACGCTTCGACCAATACCACAAATGTTGATTTGTTTTTTATGTGTTTAACCCACCCACCCTCTGTACCATCATGAGTACCAATAACGATACCCTTTGAGTTTGGGTTCTTACTAATCCATGTGTCAAAAAACTGTTCTGTGGCATTTCGATTGACCCAAACATCATATTTAAATTGTGATATAATTTCATCTTGATTATTCTTAATCACAGCAATAAAATTATCATTATCTAAATTATCCCAAAATGCCCACATACCCGGATAAAGGTCGATGGACCAAAGACGTTTGTCATCTCTTAATATTTCAAACTTGAAAGGTAATTCCTCTTCACTATATAACCAAGAGGCCTCATCAAAGACTAATCCGAGAACTTTCCCACACGGAGCCTCATCACTCTTATCGATAAATCTAATACTAAACATTAATTCTTTTTTATTTAATTTTATTATACACTATTACTAAATAAAAAAAAAAGGTCTCACGGGACCTTTTTTTTATTTACAATTTATTTCCACAAGAAGGACAAAATTTAAAATTACTTTTTGTCTTGACTCCACATTCTGTACAGTAATTTCTTATATCAGAAGTTGTTTTGTTTCTTGTACTCAAAGGTTGTATTTTATAAACAATCTGATGAGATATATTATATTCAAATTCTTTGTTTGAATTTTGGAAATGTTGACTTGTCTGACCCCCTTTTTCAACTCTTCCAGTTTCAATACTTTTACTTATTGGGGTTGATGCTGAATTATAAAAAGCAGTATTAGTTATACCAGCAGTATTTATAACCCCACTAACATTTGAGGATGTGTTAAATGCCGTCGAAGATATACCAGCAGTTAAAGTCGAACTTCCACAGGTCCCAAAAATTGAAGTATCTGTTGTTGTTGAAATAAAAGTTGGGTTGTATGTACCCGTGTGATTCAGAAGTGTTGTACCGTAACGGTAATTGTTACTCAATGTTAAATGGTTATTTCGTTTCTCATTATAGAACTCAATTCGTATGTCCCCGTTTAAGGCAATTGCCGATTGATTTTCCGAAGTATTATTAACGGTGTAGGTACTGAACTGAAATTTGTTATTTGTGTCAAAGAAACGTTCTAAAAACACTCTTTCTCCGGGTCTTAAAACTAAACCACTTTGTGAGATGTAATCACCATGTAATTTTATTTTACAAAGAACAGTATTTTGGGTTGGATTATGGATTTCGAATTCGAAATTGTCATTGTCTTCCATGAAGACTACGTGTCCGTTATAAACTTTTAGACGCGATTTTTTCTTAGTGATGTGAGCATTTGGTTTGCTCACCGCAGTTGTGTAATTCATTTTACTTAATTTTATAATAGTTAATGACTATGTTACTGATACCTTTGTGTCCGTGAATACTCAAAAGTCAAAATGACTCGGGACCAATAATCTAAAATCTATTAATAAATATAATGTCACAACATATTATGTAAATAAATTATATAATATTATTTGACTTACGGATATTCTCTTCCCCCCACATTGGTTGGAGATTATTTAACGACCAACATCTCATAAACTCATCATCTCCCATCTCTTGAATATTAAAAGAAGTGATTGGTAGTTTATGGTCAACGTGCCAAATTCCATAATTATCCCAAGTCATTGTGTCCGTAAATTGTTTTTCTAAATGATTAATTAATTCTTCCGGTGTATATTGTAGGATGTCAAAGTAGGATTTATTCTTTTCTACATTATTCTCCTTTAATACTTGATATATTGCCGTTCTGAAATTGGAGATTAGTTTATAGAGGGGGTCTCTCGATTTACGATTCCTTTCGTAGTCGCGTTTTATTTGACGAATTTTATCAACATTATTTTCTCGGTATTCTTTAAGATATTTTTTACGATGTTCTTTATTTTGTTCATACCAAGTTTTAACATATTCTCTAACACTATCTTTATTTTTTTCTCTCCATCGTTTATCGGCGACTTGTTTACCACCAATATTTCTTCTTCCGGACGAACTCATTATAACACCATTTTCTTTTAATATCCTTAATATTGTTGGTTTACTAATACCTGTTTTTTCAGAAATAGTATGTGAACCTAACAACTCATCATTATACATTTTAAGTATGTTATCTAATTCTTCTTTATTTAATTCTATCTTTTTCATATTTATAAATATAACATATTTTACCAAAAAACATATAGTTAATACAAAGATATAAAAAAAAGGGACATATAGTCCCTTTTTGTTAAATATTTTAAGATTTTGATTATCTCAATTCTCTTAAATCGAATGTTCTAACACCATCAACAGTAATTCGTCCGTAAAAGCGGTTATTGACCATTTTTTTCGCGTAACGGGTCATAATACCTTTTATCGGTGTAAAGTTGAATGGGTTGTACATTGTTGGAGTTAATTGTAACGGTACGTATGGTGCGTAGATGTATCCTGTGTCTAACAATGATGTTCCTTTATGTCCCATTAACACTTGGTTTGGTGGGAAGTAAGGGTCACGGTAAACTTGGTAACGTCCTGCAAGAGTACCAACTCTTTCAATACCCATGTTGTATTGGTCTTGCTCAGGAGAAGCATTTGATACGTGGAAGTATTCTAAATCGTCAAAGATAGCTGAGATTTCAGAAGAAACAACAATCCAGTTAGCTCCACCTCTTAATGTAGATTTGTGGATTTGAGCAGAGATTTGGTTAATCGCTGTGATAAGCGTTTGGTTCCAGTCTTTTTGAGTATAAGGAACGGCAGAAGAACCTAAACGTTTCCAACCATTGTAATCCCATCTCAAGTTCCAAGCAGCACCTTTACGTAAATCTCTTAAAATTTCACGGTCAATTTCTGCAGCCACTTGCTCAGATAATAAAGCTGTTAATTCAGCTTCAGCATCGATGTTGTGGAATGCAGCAACGTCTTGTGCCATTTCAGGAGACCATTGTGCTCTTAATTTTCTTTCTGTTACAGAAACAGTTACTGACAATAAGTCAAAAGAAACCTCACCAATTTTATCTTCAAATTCTAACTCTTTGTAGATTCTGTAAGTGGCAGTAAATGCATTGTTATTACCGGTTGAAGATGAGAATGTAGAACCTGTGTAACCGTCCATTGAACCTCCGCAAGTAATACAAACTGGTACTTGTAAATCAACTTCTAAGTAAATTTTACCTTCAGCATCACATACATTGTCATATTGACCACCACCTGTTTTACTATCAGGGAATGCTAGTGTAGTGTTATTGTTTCCATACTCAACAATACCTTTACCGTATTTTTGAGTTACAACTCTAAATAAGTAAGGGTTAGCTGTGTTAGCAGATGTTGTTGTGTTACCAGCAGCTCCTTTAATTGTTAAATCAGCTAAAAATGATTCATTATCCATTGGTTGACCATCAGGACTGATTAATTTACCTGCCGCAGCACTTGCAAAACCTGACAAAACAATTAATACTTTTCTATAGTCAGTTGAAGCATATGCAGAAGGAGTTAATGCATCTCCAACCCATGCAACAGTAACAACCGTAGCACTAATCGCAGAAAACTGTCCTTTTGAATAGTCAAATAAACCTGGTGGGTCTAAAGCTGGTTCATTACCTTCGTAGAATCTGTCATAAAGGTCTTTAGTTGCGTTATAGTCATACCCACTGGTTGGTGTTTGACCTGCAGTCGCGTTTGGAGAACCAAAAGGTGCGTAATGTGCTCCCGTTGTTTCATACGACTGAATGTTTGGTACGAAGTAAAATAATTTACCGATTGGTAAATTCATTGCTTGTACTGAAACGATGTCGTTAGATAATAATTTAGAGAATACTCTTCTAACGATTGGGAAAACCACTGTTTCAAATGCACCTGTATCAGATGTAGATGATGCTTCGTTAATTAAATACGATGCTTGGTTTTCGTAAAGTTGTGCGACATTTTCTCTCATGTGACCTTTAAGTCCTTCTAAGAAACCTAATTTGTCCCATTTGTTGATTGTGTCTTCTTTGATAACTTTAAGGTGTTTTAACCCGATGTTACCAACTAATCCTGATTCTAATAATGCTCCCATTTTAAAATATTTTGTTTTTAATTTTTATTTATTTATTTTGATTACCCTAATTTACTCATTAAATCTTTCATTCTAAGGAATTGAGGATTTTCATAAGTTTTTGATTCAATTAAAGTAGTCGATGAACCTGTAGATACGGTTTTTTGAATTTTGTTTTCTACTGATTCACTAAGTGATTTTTTAATTTCCGGTTTAGATAATTCACCTTTAATTGACTGATAAAGACCTTTAGATTCTTTTAAAGTTTCAACGTCGTCAAATCTTCTTAAGATATTAATTTTCTCTTTTTTAGTAGTCGAATGTTCAGTGAACAATCTTGTTGCGTAAGCTAAGTTTGAATTGAAGATTGCAACTTCATTAAGTTTTTCTCTGAAAACATTTAATGCTTTTCTGTATTCTTCATTTTTTTCTCTTAACAACGTAACTTCTTCTGTAGATTCTTTATAAACTTTATTACGATTTGGTGTAATACCTTTTCTTAATCCTCTACCTTCTTTTGAACCCATTCCGTAAGTGTGTGCAGCTTCTTTTGTTTCTTCTTTTTCAAAAGCTTTTCTTTTTAAAGTATCACCTTTTTTAGTAGTGTAATCTTCTTTACCTGTCATGGTTTTAGATTTATCACCTTTATTCATTCCGTAATTACCTTCTTTTGTTTCTGCCTTAACAACTTTGGAAGTTCCTTCCATATTTTCACCTTTCTTGTATTCAAATTTTGGTTTACCGGTACCAACTGTTTTACCTTGAGGTCTTTTTTCATTGAACCCTCCGGATACTTTTTTAATTTCAGTTTTACCTGCTCCATTTCCAATTCCAACACCTTTAGGTTTAATTGTTGATTTTGCTTCTCTCACAGCTCTTCTTAGATTGTAAGACTCTTCTAAGTCTTCCTCTTCTTCGTCATCATCGTCATCATCGTCTTCAAGGTCGCCATCTTCTTCGTTGAATTCGATTTCAAACATAATTTCTTCTTCATCGTCTTGGTCTGAACCCATGTCATTCATAGAACCGTTAGCAAATATTGCGTCAAGTACGTCATCTGTAGTTTGGTCGTCCATTTCTTCTTCCATTTCAAAACTCATGTCTTCATTCATGTCTTCATCCATTTCTTCATCCATTTCTTCATCCATATCGTACTCATACATATCATGTTGAGATTCACCAAGTTTAACAAGATACTCAGAGTCATTATCGTTATCAGTTAAATGAATGTCATTACCGTCTTTTTGAACGATAATACCATCTTTTTCACCCATAGCTTTAAACACTTTAAGAATTTCTTCGTCAGAAGCTCCTGTTAAGTCAATCGGACTTTCGTCAGAATCCATGTCCATGTCAAAATCCATGTCCATTTCATCTTCATCTTCATTATCAGAATCCATATCAAATTCCATGTCTTCTTCGTCAGAATCCATTTCATCATCCATGTCTACATCTAATTCAATCTCATCTTCTTCTTGTTCAGAAAGAGATTCTTTTACTAGCTGATTGATTTCTTCCTTCATAGTTGAAGCAAGTATTCCTTTTGCGTTTTCGGCAATAGCTTCTTCAACTTGTTTCATTTGAATAAGTGCCTCCTGTACTAATTTGTTATTTTCTTGCATGAAAAGTTATTGTTATTTTCATTATAAATATTACCAAAAACAAAAAAAGTTTATTTTATCTAACTAATAGACAAAATAAACTTTAATTTAGTGTAAAAAAAGTATCCTAATATGAACACTTTTATGTTATTAATAATTAAATCCGTTATTGAATAACTTCATCAATTTTACTTTCAGAGACAGCGGTTATTCTCCACTCGTGTGTGAACCCCTCATATTTTTTTGTAACCTTGGCTTCAACATCTGTTACTGAATACCCTTCTACAAGTTTTTCTTCTCTGATTTTTCTAATTTTACCTGTATTCTCATCAGGTAAGTCGTACTGAATTTTTGCTACGAAATACTTTTCTTCCATGTGTTTTTTTATTTTCCTAAAAAGTCGTTTAATTTTTTCATTAAGTCAACTGATTTCTCAACATAATCGTCTTTTTGTTTATATTTTTTTTCTTCTTCTAAGTTTTCTTCATATTTTTCTCTATCATTGGCATCTGAGAATAAATAAGCTCCTGGTGTGGATGGAGAAGATACCAAATCAAAACATATCAATTCAAAATCTTCTTGAACTTCATTTCTTTCACCAACTTTTTTTAATGACCCAACACCTCTTGATGATATTCCCAAAGTGACACCTTGTCTCATTAAGTTCGCTGCAATGTCACCTTTTGTGGATACAACTCCTGATTCATGGAATCCGGGTGATGTTAATAGTTTTAATTTACCCATTAAAATATTTCGGTCCCACCATATTTCGGTGATAATGTGAGATACTCGGTCTAAATCGATTAAAGACGATTCAGGATGGTTTAATTCAGATGTTGATAAACCCTTCTCAATTGTTTTTTTATAGTTGTCGGCTTCTCTTTTTAATATTTTTTCAGGGTATGAACGACCGTTTCTATTTGGTGTGTCATATTTTTGTAAAACAGCGTAAAATTCAAATGGGTTTCTATAATCCATGTCTTTAGCTTCTCGTAAAACCTTTTCATTATGTTTGTCTTTAGGGGATACCCAACCGGCATCCGCTTCAACTAATATACCGTGTCCTAGTTCAGTTGCTTCTAATATTCTTAATTGTTTCATTAATTCTTTTTAAGATAAATATATCAATTATAATACTTTACAATGATTCCTCTTTTTTTGTAGTAGAAAATTCAAAATATTTATTGGTTGTAATGTTATTATTAAAAATTGATTGAACTATATTTTTTACGGAATTTTTAATTTCTAACGATTTAAAATCAAATTCATTTGTGGTATATAGATTTATTTCTAAATTAAAAAATGATTTTTTTCCGTGGGAAATTCCACTTGTCCTTAGGTCTAAATCAACAATACTTTTATCTTGGAAAATATTGGTGTTAATTGATTCATATACGGAATGTTTTATTTCTCTTCCTAAATTAGAAACTATTCGATTCCAATTATTATATTCATCTTTAGGGTTTACCCATGATTGAATGTTTATGTATATTGATTTTAAATTTTTTGAATCTACTGTTCCGTAAACTGATTTAATTGGAGTGTATAAGTTTAATTTTACACTTTTTCCTTTTTTCATTAATGTTTTTCATTATAAATGTTTATTGATTATACTGAAAATATAAATGAATTTATGTGTGATGTCAAAAAAAAAAAGTGTTTTTACTAATTAAATAGTTAAAACACTTTTATTTTTATGTTAAATAAGTTAAATTAAATAGACTCTTCTAAACTTTTAAGTTTTAAAAAATTCATTTGGTCAAACTTTTCATTTTCCACCCTACCAATTGTTTCGGATATTTTTGTCTTTATTTCAAACTCTGGTTCTTTATCTAAAATTACTTTTAATTTATTAATAGTGGTTTCCCTTAATACTTCAAATTTAGTTTCAAGTGTTTTAGAATCTTCAGATATTAATTGAAAAAATTCTTTTTTAGAATTTTCATCTAAATTTTCAATATATTCATTTAATGTTCGGTTAGCAATACTAACCATCGATTTTATTGGTATATTAATAGATTCTTTAACTACTTGTTTATTTTCTTTTAATACTTTAATTATTTGTTTCTTAACTGTTACTCTTTCAAGTAAGTCTAATTTATTACTGTAAAGTAAAATATCTAAATTTTCATAATTATTTTTAACCGACTCCAATAATGGTTTAGGTAATTTTATTGTTGGTAAAATTTTATGTAATAGACTAATACCTTCTTCTAAGAATTCTTTAGCGTCCTGTTCGGTTAAACCTTGGGGAGTACTTAATTGGTCATATAAAGTATAGGCTTTTGACATAGATTTATTATTCAATACATTATGTTTGAATTCTCTTAGTGATTTTTTAAAATCTTTCTCGTTATTGTACGATTCGAGTAGATTTTTTTCAATTATGGATTTTAGGGTTCCGAAAGTCATTACGCTTTATTTTATTAAATAAATATTAGGAATTTAGTAACTTATCCAATTCTTTTGAAATTTCCCCTAAAGATTCTTGTCCATGACCTAAATTAATCATTTGAGCTCCTTCTATTAAGTTATTTTCAACCAACATATTTAAGTTATTTATTCTAGATTCAGGGGTTATTTCCGCCTCACCTCCGGATGGTGGAGGTGGAACTGTTTCTTCTCCTGCTGGTGGTAATTCTTCCCCGCCTAAATCAGCCGTCTCAAATCCACCTCCACCAAATGATGGTGCCGGTTCTGATGTTTCAGTTGATGCCGTTTGAGTTCCTCCTGAGGTACTACCGTAAAGTTTATCAATATTATCAAATAAACCTGTTTTAGTAATAACTGTTGCAGTTGCTTTAAGTTCTTCACCAACTGCTCGTTCAATTCTTTGTTGTTGTAAATCTAAACGAACTTCTTCGTCTGACCATCCAAAAATATGTTTTTTCGCCCATGTTGATGATGTTGCCTGAATTCCGTTACCCGGGTCAGAAACTAAATCTTTATATAATAAAACTTTTTCTTTCCAAACATCAATTTTTAATAAATCAGCTTGTGTTGAAGGATTTGATAACCCTAAAGTAAAATTATCTAATTCATCTTCAAACCCAAGTAAAAATAAATGTACGATTGCTATTTTATTTAATTCGGCAATCATACTTTTTTGGATTCTATTAATTGTTCGAGCAAAACGAATATCTTGTAAGGATAAATTCTTACCGTCCCCAACAACTTCTTCAAATCCTAAGAACGCCTTAGGAACACGAAGAGCTGTTAATAATTTCTTTTGTATATATTCAATATCTGCTATTTCCGAAAGGTTAGTTGCTCCCGGTAATGTAGTAATTGGGTCCGGTGCGGATGGGTCTCTAACAGGAATAAAATAATCTTGGTCAACCGCCATTTGGTTAAACCTCATATCAACATTACCTGTTTTATTATCAACAACTTGTTCTCTTTTAAATTTATTAGCAACTCGTTGTACATAAGCCTCAACATCATCATCATTCATATTTCCAACAAAGACTTTAAACATTCTTCTTTCAGGTGCTCTTGAGGTACGATAAATTAACATCGCATCTTCCGATAATAATAATTGTTTCCAAATTCTTCTCGCCTTTTCAAGCATCGATGTACCATAAGGAAGTTTTCGGTCATCACCTAATAATCTAAAATGTCCAATCTCCCATGATTGGAATTCCATGTTTTTATTTTTCCAAGTAAAATGTAGAGACTTTTTGTCCTTATCTAGTTCTTTAGTAATATCCGTTGATATTTTTGCACTTACTCCTACTTCATGTCTTTCAATTTCAATTGTTGGTAGTTGTTGAACCCCAACAATTCCTTTTTCCGGGTCTAACTTTAGAAAAATAAAGTTGTCTCCGTACTTACAGGTATTTCTCGTCCACATTGGTAGGTTAGTATTAATGTCAAGTGAGTTATTAAATAAATCCGCTAATACCCCTTTTATTCTTTTTGATTCTGAATAAATTTGTAATATAAAACCATCTTCATTTGTCGTTGTTGATTCCTCGGCGTAAATGTCTAACGCCGCTGATATTTCAGGAGTATATTCCATACTTTCATAATCATACTGAGCCGATAATCTTGACGGTTCATAATAGATTGCTTGAGAATATAAATTGTTCTCAACTTTCGCCCATTGATTAGTTAAATAATAAGTTTGTTGTGCCTGTAACTTTTCTTTCTCGTATTCTTCTTTACTTTTGGTACGTAATAATTCTTTTTTATCAAACTTAAAAGTTGGATAATCTTGATTTAATTGAGAATTAGGCCCAAATGTTTGGGATAATCTCTGCCATACCGTCATATTATTTTGTTGTTCGTCCATAATTTAAATTTACTTATTTCCTCAGTAATATAAATAGTATTACCCTCCAAATAACCATCCGTATTTTTGGTAGTCTTCTTTGGTTGGCCCTTGATTTATTGGTTGTTGCCTACCCATTTGAGGAACCATTGGGTTAAAGAATTCTGATGAATTTTTATTTTCAGTAACAGAGGTCGACCAAGAGTTTAACATTGCTCTTGTATGGTTGGTAACTTTTTCTAATGATTGAAATGATTTTTCCGCAACATAAATCGCCATTGCAATACTCATGATACAATCATCGTGATGCATTTTTTGATGGTCAGGTCGTCCATTTATATATACAAATGTGTTCATTTCATTATATAAACGACTGGAATAGATTCTAAATTTATGTCTCATCGCCTCCTCAAAAGATGCAATAATTTGTACTCTTTTTGAGTTAAAATTAATCCCCGGAATTTTTTCATTTATCTTTGGGTCATATTTCCATTTATTGGTCATATCAACACCATCAACATATAATCCACCTTGGTAATTCATTTCTTGAAGTTTTCTTGCTGTTGCAACTCCCATACCACCGGTTAAATCGACAACACAAAATGCGCTATACATAGTTCCCCATTTATATGCTATTTCTGCTAACACATCAGGGGGAATTTTTCCAACATATTCTAATACTTGTTCACGAGCATCAAAATCAATTATTTCAATACTTGAGAAATCTTCGGAATCTCCTCGAGATACATCAACACCCATAACATATTTATGACCGTTTTCTGGTTCTTTCCATATCCAAAGACCACCACCCATCATTTTAGCTTGTGGGTCCTTAACTTGGTTTTTAGAAATATCTTGCATCATGTCCGAATCAAATACATTGTCTCCGGAACCTAAGAAATTACATTCTAATTCTTGTGCAACTTTACGTCTATCATATTTTAATTTTTTAACCATCCCCTCAAACCATGAAGAACATGGTTTATACCCTTGTTCGATGTAGTCGGTTACAATTGAGTGGTCTCGTTCAAATGGGTTTGGCATAGATAAATTAACGACTACTTCATCAAGATTATATTCTTCACGATTTAATAAAAAATGAACTAAGTCATTTGTTTTGACCATATATAAATCTTTTGTATATCGTGGGTCACGATGCCAAAACATTTCAGTTACTTTAAAGTCATTCATACCTCTAAGTGACTGGTCATAAATTTCATAATAAATTGCATCGTAACCGTTAGGCGTTGAAACAACAATAACCTTACCCCCTGTGGATAAGGATGCCATACACGCAGCCCAAAAATCTCCGTCCGCTTCAATATAGGCCGCCTCATCAAATATTAGAATGGTTGGAGTGTATCCCCTAAGTGCATCTCGTGATGTTGCAACTGCCTTAACTTCACATCCGTTAGTTAATTTAAAATGTCGTTGAGCGTTTTTTTCTTGAGAGAATCCAACACCGACCCATGACGGCCATTGTTCAGTAAACCCTCTAACTTTATTAGCCATCTCCACCGCAGTGTCCAACTTGTTGGCAATAATTAATATTTTTTCAGGTTTAGTTTTTTTTGCGAATACTAATTTTTTTGATGCCCAAGCTGCAGTTACGGTTGATACCCCTGCTTGTCGATACTTTAAAGCAACATTTTCGTTATGAGTATCATAATCCTCAATAAGGGTGATTTGGTCGGGGAATAAATCTAACGGTACATATTTTGAAACCGTATTATCGTATGTCTGTAAATAAGTACGAAGTGCGTAAGGAGTATTCCTCATGCACTTCGTCACTTCAATTATTAATTGTTCTTTATTCAAAAGATGTTTTTTGGTTATTTAGGTCTCGATATACCTAAACTACCCAAGAAATCATCTAATCCGTCATCATCTTCATCATCAGATTCAATACCTTCTTCTTCTTTGTAATCTTCAAATTCTTCTTTCATTTTAATGGCTTCTCCCATGATTTCTTTAAATCTTGCAGACGCTTTAGATACTTTTGAAGAGTCTTCAGAGATTGCGTTTCCAATAATGTCTAAAAATTCTTGAGCTTCAATTTGGTATAAAACAGTATGAAACCAGTTTATCAAACCTTTATTTTCAGGTTCGTATATATCATCAGGTAATGCAAACCTAATTCGTTCAACAATTTCAGGTCCAATTCTTAGTTGCATTGGTTCATTACCCAATGTGTCTGTTTGTCCCATAACTCTTTGAGCCATTTCAGGGTCTTTTGGTAACCCATGTCTACCTTTAGCTTCTTCTAAACCTTTAATAATTTCATGACATAAAATAGGGAAGATTAAACCGAAGGCTTTGATTACCGTATCCGGAGTTTCTTCTCCTTCTTCACCTTCTTCACCGTCTTCATCATCGTTATCAGATAACTCAACTTTACCGGCAACACCTTGACCTGTTTCACTCATCATTTCAATCATTTGTTCCATACTAAAATATAGGAAGTCATTAATTGCCATAATTCCTAAATAATCTCCATAAAGAGATGGGTCAATTTCATCAAGTCTTGCCTTAATATCAGGTTTTTGAAACATGTAGTGTCCTTTCTTCGCAGCACCTTGAATTATTGCGTTAATAATATTTCTCTTATGTTTTTCTAATTCAAAAATTTCGTCTTTAGTTAAATCCTCAACGTCAAAAGACGGAATTTCAATTCCATCTTCTTTTTCTTCCTCATCATCCTCTTCTTCTTCAGGTTTCATTCTAAAGTTTGAAACATCTATTGGTTCTCGATTTAAATAAGCTTCGATTTTATACCATTCAGCGGGAACTTCAGATTCCTCTAAAGAAGATTCGATTGCCAATTGTTCTAATTCATCTCTATGAGCAGCCTCAATTCTCATGATGTTTGGTAATTTTCTCATCATCTCTTGGTATATCATACCTTGAACTTGTTGAGAACTTAAATCCTCTCTTCCTGTTACTTGACTTAATTTCTCAGCAACTTTTTGGAAACGATTACTAACCAATCTTTGAACATCTGCCTCTTTTTTCTTCATTGCGGGATTCTGAGAATATAACCCCTCAGGATTTGCAAGTTTTCTTTCCAAATTTGGGTCCATTCTTTCAGGTCTATTCCCGTAATCTAATTGTTCTTTAATTTTCTTTGCCATTATTATTTTTCTAAGATTTGCATAATTACATCCATAATTTTATCTTTAGCTTCTTCCGGAGAAGGTCTATTAGCCTTTGGAGCCGGATTAACACCAGGGTTTGGATTCTTACCAGGATGACTTGGTCTCGTTCCCGGTTTTGTCGTTGGTTTTACTCTTGTTGGAGCAACCTTAGTATCATCTGCCTTTGGGGCCGGATTAACTCCCGGGTTTGGATTCTTGCCCGGATGATTTGGTCTTGTTCCCGGTTTTGTCGTTGGTTTTACTCTTGTTGGTGCTGTCTCAGTTTCTGCCTCTGTCAAATACTTTATAAGTTCACCTTTTGTAATTCTTGGGGGTAAATTTCTTTCTACTATTTTCATAATTTCGTTTTCAAGGAACAAAGATACAACATTTTTTCCTTCACCCAACTGTTTTTTTACAGATTGTACACATCTTTCCCATTTTTTTGATTTTCTTGGTCCTACTTGAGCGTGACATATGGCCCAAGGATTTTGTTTTTTGGTTTTTTCTACTTCAAAAATACCCATTCCGTCATCAGTTGCATCTGGGTCTCTAGTTACATTAACAGTTGCGTCTTCTTCAATTTCTCCTTCTTTAGCAGTTACCATAACTTCTTTTGTTGATGGGTTTTGAGTTATAACAACACCGTTAACCTCACCACCTTTAGGACCTACTTTGTAACTTTTTTTAGATGGGACTTCAGTGACTTGTTCACTTATTAGTTTACCGTGTAACACATTGATTTGTGACTCTGTTAACTTCGCAACAGTTTGTGAAGATAATCCTTTTTCAATAAGCTCTAATGCTTTTGTATTAATTTTCATAAATAACTTTCTTTTCAAATTCTAATAACAAATCTTTTTCATAAAGTTTGTCTTTTATTTCTTGTTCCGGAGTTCCAAATCTGAATATCATTCTTTTTTTTAAATTTTCATCGTCTGATTCCCAAGCTAATGCAATAACATCGTCTATTGCATCTATCATTGAAAAAAAATCGGAGTTTTGAATCAATTCCAATTTTACATCAGTATCTCTCAAAACTCCTACTTTTTTAATATATTTTAAATCGGGTGGTTGAGGATACCCATTAGATGGTCGATTGTCCCATAATTCCCCCCACACATCCAAATCATCAGAAAATATGAATTCGTAAAGATTGTCTCCTTTATAATTAGGACCTAAACCGTTTACGTAAATCAAATAACTCATACTAATAACCCTTCAGGTGTAATTTTAATTTCTTTTCCTTTATTCTCAAAAACTAAATTGTTTTTGTTTGTTTTCCCAATAATTTTAGCAGATGAATTTTCTTCTAAAAATTTTTGAGATGCCAATTCTTGTTCAATTGTTTCAGTTAATTTAACAACTGAGTTCATTTGTCTTCTAACTTCAGTAATTGTTCTTGTTTTTTTCTCAGCAGTTTTTTGTCTATTTTCAACAATTTCTTTTTTAGAAACTTCAAAATATTTTGATAACACTTTATCAACTTTTGATTCACCAAAGATACTATCAAATATGGCTCCGTTACCATAATCAGAACTCATTTTTTTAAATCTTGAATGTGAGTTATGTTTTCTAAATTCTCTATCGTCAAAAATGTCGTCAGGATTAATTTCATCTACATCGTCATACTCATATCCTTCTTCCATATCACCTTCCATTGGAATGTCCATGTCTGCCTGGATGTCCTCAACTTCACTATCATCAGTTAAATCTTCACCATCCATATCATCTCCACCTAAATCTTCAGTCTCATCTTCAAATTTAGACAAAATATCTTCTCTATCTTCTTCACTCAACTCATTTAAATCAAATGACGATAAAACCATATTAATAACATATTTGATATTTTCAGAAGTCATACCTTCTTCAGTTTCTAATGTTCTAATTTTTTGGGTTAATTTACCAGTTAACTTTTGAATAGTTTTAAAAGTTACTCGTTCATTAGAACCGCCTTCATCCTCAATGTCTACATCAACATCAGTATCCATGTCGTCCATACCCATGTCATCTTCTAATCCCATATCATCCATACCCATGTCATCTTCTAATCCCATATCATCTATTGGTGATGGTGGTAATTCCGGAGCCGGAACTGCTGGTGGAGCTGAAGGAATTTCTGCAGGTGATGGCATATCCATTTTTGGTTTTGGAGTTTTTAAAGTGAACTTTTTTTGTTCACCATACAGGGACATTCCTTCTTCATTTTCATTAAGTCTATTTAACTCACCCGCAACTAAGTTTAATCTTTTGAATGCTTGTGAATATGAAGAATAGTATT